AATAAATTTCTCAAAAGATGGAGAATCCCGCATATCCTCAATAGGTGTTGTAGTTCTATTTCTTGGGCAATAATAGCCTACCCCTTCATGTTGTCTCCTATGAATTATTAAGTATCCTAATTCGCTTTCTATTAATAGTTCTACCGGGTTATTTGATTCAATAATTAATGAATTTAAGAATCCTTTTAGGCTTCTTGTTTTAAATGATACTTGTCCTTGTTCTGTGTTTAAGCTCACTTTAAACTCATTACTTTTATAATTTATATCTATTTCTTCTTTCATAGTTCTAAGTATATTGATTTAACTCTTGTTCTAAATATTCCTTTATTATTTCCTCTTGATGTTAAGTTATTTCCTAATCCACCATACATAAATTTCTGTCTTGATAGTGTATCGTTTATATCTTCGTTTGCTATTGCTTCATCACCAGATAAGTCAAATTGTATATCCCCACAATGATTATCAAAGATTATTGTTTGGTTTGTTTCAGGTTTATTTATTATCATTCTTCAATTAGAAAACCCTCCATATCTTTCTGTTGTTTTTCTTCTATTCCTTTCTTTATTTTAATAAAGCATTCACTACACAACCATAAACCATTTACTAAAGTTATTGCATCATTACCACAATTATCATAATTATGGCATTTAGGTTTCATTATCATATGCTCACCCATGTACATCTACAATTTGGGTGAACTGGAATTAACCCATATGCCTCTTTTATATTATAAACTGCACCATTTAAACTCATACATTCAGGGCAAGTCCTATCAGATAATGCTGCTAAAAACCTCACTTGTCCTACCTTATTGTCTTTATAAGTATCAAGTAAACCCATATTTGCCAATCTTATTGTTTCTGTTCTTGCAATTACATTTGGTCTACTTTCTTTGCTCATAGTTAATACTTCTTCATTATCCTTTAATGTGTATCTATCCTTTAGATTGATATTTTCTTTAATCTCTTTTTCCATTTGCCTTATAGTCTTATTCTTTCTAAATCCATCATTTAATACGAATTTTAGTTTCTTAATTTCTTTTTCTGGTAATTTACCTAATTTTAAGTCTAAGTCATTTTCTGCTAATAAGTCTGTAAACTTTTCTGCTTTTACCCTTCTTAGAATATTAATAAGATAATCTGAATAATTAAAACCAGCTAACTCCTGGAGATTAATATATTCCTTTAAATCCATTTCACCAGATTTAACTCTTTTTATCTCTTCCTGGATTAAATTATCCATAGTTCTACTTATTGGTTTTTCCTTTATTATTGGTTCTTGTTTTGACTTTGTCTTAGCTCTTGGAACTTCTGGTTGTTTTAGGTTTTCTTCTTTTTCCCTTTCAGCATTCTTTGGCTTTTCTTTTTCCTTATCAGGCATTGTTTCTTGTTCTAATGGTTGTGATTTTAATTGTTTATTTATTTCTCTTTCTTCTTCATCAATTCCTTTCTCTGGCTTTTCTAATAAGTCTATTAAATCATTAAATTCCAATATCCTTGCTAATTCTAATTGTAATTCTCTTTTCATATTCTCACTTAAAGGAGCAGTTAATAATCCTTTTATTTGTTCTACTCTCTTATTCTTTTCTTCCTCTCCTGGAAGATTCCAAATAAATTCTATATCTTCATCTAAATTATTTGAAATTAAATAAGGTCTTAAAATTCTTTCTTCTATTACGGCTTGTATATTTTCTCTATAACTTTGTATTTTCCTTTGAAATGCTTCTAATTGGACTCTTGCTATCCCCTCATTTAGTTGTCCACTACCTAATAAAACTTCTGGAACTTCCATCCCAGCAATCAATAGGTGATAATCATAATTTAGAGTTTCTGTTAAGTTCTTTCCTAAGTCAGAGAAATTTAATACACTCATATCAATATTCCCATCAGTAACCCATTCTGTTCTATTAGTTAAATATTTAAGTTTCTCACTCATATCATCTACATCTTCAGAATTAACACTTTCACCTGGTTGTCCTATTTTAACATGTATTGGAGCTCCAGCCTTTCTGCTCATTATTTCGTGAATATCTTGTTCACCCTTAACAATATTCTCAATAACTCTTTCATTTGGCATTAATATACCCCATCCATAAGCATCATCAGGTATTTCATTAATCTTTAAATGAGCTATTTGACTTGGTGTAAAGGTTATTAATTTACTTGATGTTGGAGTGTATTTCTTCATATTACCAACATATTGATTATAAGATAAAACCTTTCCTTTTTTATTTCTTCTAACATACATATTGTTAGCATTTAATACCCTTAGTCTTGGTATTTTTTCAGAGAAATCTAATTCAATAAACCCATTACCTTTATATATAGCCTCAGTTATCCAGGGTCTTAATATTATTGTGAAGTTTGTTTCTTTAATAAAGCTTTCTAATAGTGCTTGTGTGTTTTCATCCTTTACTTTTAATTGGAAATCTCCCACAATACTATCAGTTATCTTTTTAACTATTCCAGAAATAAGCCCTACACTCTTATAAACTTTCTCAGCATCTTCAAAACCAAATGGGTGTTTTGAACCTAAATCCTTTGGAAATTTAACCTCTTCATCTACTACTTCACCCTTATAGCTTTCTAAGATAAATTTGCTTTTATCTAACTTACTTACAGCAATATATCCTTTTTGCTTCTTAACCATAAAACCTCAAGATTTAGTTTATTTATATATATTGATAAAATGATTATATATTTTTATCTCAAAGAAATATAGGGCTTATATCTCATTCTAATTAATGCAGAAACACTTAATGCTAAACTATCAGGATAATCATCATGTCCACCATCTGGATGGTGTAGTTTTGTGTGTCCTATTTCAGTATATTCATACTGCATATCTGATAATTGTTGAATTAGTTTATCATGGTGTGGGAATTTTATTACTCCTGTTTCCATCATTAATTTAAGGTTTTTATACATTTCTTCTTTGTTTTGCAATGTAAATGGAATTCCACCTTTCTTATTATCTAAGTTCTTTAGTTTAACATTACTCTTTGCTAAAACATCTACTGCTCCTGCACCAACCCCTGATTCATCAATATAAACTCCCCTAAAATTCCATAACTCATTTAAATTCTTAACTCTACCCATAACATCTGTTAGAGGTTTCTTACTTGTAGATTCAATATGGATTATTGTAGTCATTCCTTTGTTGTCTAATTTTGCTATGGTGTAGGTTGTTTCATCTAATCCATATCTTGCTATATCTACACCCAAATAGTAATCACATTTATCTTTAACATCAGATTCATTTATTTCATCATCAACACAAGATAATATTAATTCTCTTGGGAAATAAGTATCCATTTCTTCTAAGAACTCACCCTCAAACTCTTGTTTAAACTCTAATTCTGTTTTACTACCCCTTTGTCCATCTAAGAAATCTTGTGTAATTAATGGGCTTTCTATTGATGGGATATGATATTTCTCAAAGTTTTCATCTGAAAAAGCATTATAAAACCTCCCCCTCTTACCAAAAGGTGTGCTTGTCATAATTAATTGCCCATTTGTTGCAGCTAAACTTGGCTCTGCTGCAACATAAACATCATCCTTTACAAAGGCAGCTTCATCAATTATTAATAGAGTTGGACTAAATCCTCTAATTGTATCTGGGTTGTTTCCAGGTAAACTATGTATCTCTGAACCATTCCTAAATACAATCATAGTTTGAGATTCCTGGACTATTTCTTCTCTTAAAAGTTCATTTTGTAAGTAAGCCCTTACTTTTCTAAACATTAAACTACTTTGTCTTTGTGTAGGACTTAAGATGACTACCATTGCTTTATCTTGGTTTAATGCATGATGAATTGCTTTTACAGAACAAATTGTGGTTTTACCTACTTGCCTACCACTTCTAAATGCAATTCTATTAGATTTAGATTTAAGAAATTTTGCTTGATAACCAAATGGCCTTTCAAATATTAAGGTGCATAAAGCGATTGGTGATTTAATAATTTTTTGTATCTCATACTCCATATTCATCAATAGCACTTGCTATTTCTTTTAGTTTTTCCTCTGTTACAGATACACTAACATTGTTTTGTTTATTAAATTGGAATTCAGGCCTTTCTATATATCCTCTTTTCTTGCCTTTTGTTTTTAAGAAAAATATTATTGATGCTGTATTTTTATCTTTCATTAACTTAAATAAAGCATTTTCTGCAAAATCTAATACTAAATCATCAATCCTTTCTACTTCTACTCTATATTCTGGGTCTTCTTTTAACCATTTATAATGTGCAGCTCTACTTATCCCTGTTTGTTTTGCTGCTGCCGTTACTATTCCTAATTGTTCTTTTAGTGCTTCAAAGAATTTCTTTTTTTTACCCTTCATTTGTCTATTTTTGTTGATTTTTGATTAGTTAATTTTTCTAATCGTTTAATTACTAAACAATCAACTTGGCCTATTTCCATTACTTTGCTCGTTTAATTGATTCAAATGGGTCTTCCATTACTGTTGTTCTTCCCTCATATCCATTGAATTTATAAACTTTCTTTTTAACATAAACTGGTTTGCTATATCTTTTTGATAAA